CAAGTCGTACTTTTTCGGCTTTCACTATAACAGCACCAATATATATTATTGGCAAATGGAAATAAGGAGTGATTTTTATGGCAACAAATAAGAAATATTCAAACATTGATTTGTCGAAGTATAGTGCAGGGTATAAGGAATCTCAAGATGTAATAAATGCACAGAATCAAAAACTTGCAGCAGAAAATGCGGTGAAAAACTATGGGGATTTCAATTACGGAAGACAGGATGCTTATGACCAAGCAATTAATGCTCTTACAAACAGAGAAAAATTTAAGTATGACCTTAATGGTGATGCATTGTATCAGCAATACAAAGACCAATATATCACACAGGGTAAACAAGCAATGATGGACACTATGGGTCAAGCATCTGCTATGACAGGTGGTTATGGTAACTCTTATGCAGCTACAGTAGGTAACCAAACATTTCAAGGTTATTTACAACAGTTGAACAACAAGATTCCAGAACTTTATCAATTAGCACTCGATAAATATAATTCGGAAGGTGACCAATTAGCACAGACATATGGTGTTCTTGCTCAAGACAGACAGAATGCATATGGTGAATGGGGTGACACTTACAACAGGCTTGTAGGCGAAAGAGATTATAGTTCTAACGAGTATAACAATGCTTATAACAGAGATTACACCACATTTAATGATAACAGAAGCCATGACACTACACAGTATTGGAATGAATATAACACAGGTTATCAGGCAGACAGAGATGCAATTGCAGATGCTCAATGGCAGAAGCAATTCGATGCAGAACAGACATGGAAGCAGAAAGAATTTGATGAGGCAATCAGACAGTACAATGAACAGATGGCTCTTCAAAGACAACAGTTGGCTGCAAGAAGTTATAGTGGTGGTGGCTCTGGTGGCGGTAGTGATGAAGAAACAGCAGAAGAAAAACCAAAAGCACAAGAAACTGAAAAAACCAAATTATTCAGAGCATCAATAAGAACAAAATCCGAGTATCAAAGATTAAGTAATACCGAGAGAAGAAATGGTGGAAATCCTTCTTCGTATGAAGACTATGTAAAAGATACCCTTGAAAGATGGGTGAATAGCGGAAAGTTAACAGAAGCAGAGGGTGACTACCTCGTATCATACTATAATTTCAAATAAAGGAGATTTCATATGAGTAAAAAATGGTCGGTAGACAAAGCAAACCTTGATAAATACGATATCAGCGAAGATGATAAAAAGAAGAAAAAGAAATGGTCTGTAGATGATGCTGATTTAAGTAAATACGATTTCGGTGTCGATGAAGACTACATCAATTCATTCTTAAAGGATTCACAGAGTTATTTGAAATCACAAGGTAATCGCACTAATTCATATAAAAGTGGTATCACAGCTTATGATGATTATATAAATTCTGATACAAGAAAAGATTTGGATGCAAGAGCAAGTAACATCAAAGCATACTTAAATGCCAACAAGGGTAATTTGAAGTCAGATGCTTACCAAAGCACGATATCATATATTACAGATTATAACTCTGCAAACAGAAGTCTTGCTGATTCTTATTCAAAGGCTAAAAACTATTACTCTCAATGGAAAACTGAAGATGATTATAACTTCTCTGTAAACAACAATAATAATACTCTCAAGTACAGCAAAATGTCTTTAGCAGACTTGAGAAAAGAAAAAGAAGATTATGACAAGACAAAGAAGGCTGTTAACTTTTCTAAATACAGCAAAGCATTAGCACCTTCAGGAAATCCACAGGGAGAAGCAATATCAAATCTTATTCTTGATTTCATGGATAAGAAGAATTCAAATAAAGCTGATTCAAGTCCACAAGAAAAATGGAATAAAGAGTATAAAGACAAGGCTGTTTTATACTACGATAGCAAGGGCAATGCTGTTACATATGATGACCTCATCAGAGAAAAAGAACATACTCAAATAGCAGAAGAAATTAATGGAGATACCACCAAGTTATCTGCTTATGTTAATGCACAAGAGGCACAAAAGAAAATCCTTGAACTCAATAAAAAGTATAATGAGTTAGAAACTCAAAAAATGGCATACCAGACCAATGGCTTTGTACCTGATGCAATAATTGCAGAACAGCAAAGTGTAACAGATGCTATTAATCAGCAGAAGGCTATAATCGAAGACTTCAATTCTTTTGGTTATGATTTCGATGAGATTCAATACTACAATCAAATGAAGGAAGATAGAGAAGCAGAGGTTAAAAAGGCTGAAGAAGCACAGAAATATGCTGAAGAGCATGAAATAAAGGCTACATTCAAATCAATGCTTTCAACTCCTATGATGATAGGTGAGTATGTTAAAAACCTTGTTGATACAGCACAGTATGGTTATGCTAATGTTTATGACGATAAGTATACAAACCAAAGCCAAGTATACCAATCTACAGTATCAAATATAATTGAAGATGCGGTTACCAATACAACAAATAGTGAATTTGCAGGTTGGTTAGCAAGTACAGCTTATTCTGGTGTTACATCTGCTACACAATCTGCAATGATTGGTGCTGTAGGTACAGTATTAAGTGGTGGTAATGTTGCTGTAGGTACAGGTGCTGCACTCTCAATTATGGGTACACAAGCGGCAGCATCATCCTTTAATACATCTGTAAAAAATGGTAGTACAAGCGGAGAAGCAATCGCATTTTCTTTGGCTTCTGGTATAGGTGAGGCTGTGTTTGAAAAATTGCCATTGGATAATATTTTCAAATTAGCAAAAGGTGCAGGTAAGACAGCAACAAAAGAAGGTATTGCAACTCTTATAAAAGGTCTTGCAAAGCAAAGTGCTATAGAAGGATTAGAAGAAGGTGGCACAGAACTTTGGAATGCTATGGCAGATGCAATAATCAATGGTGACCATAGTGCCTATAACATTGCTGTAGATAAATACATGAAACAAGGTTATTCTGAAACCGATGCAAAGAAAATTGCTTCTACAGATTGGGTGAAAGAAGTTGTTTCATCTATGGTTGGTGGCTTCATCGGTGGTGGTGTGACAGGTGGTACAGTAGGTGTTCCATCCTTCGCTATCAATCAAGGCGTTCAAAATGCACAGTATGATGCTCTTGGTAAGTCAACAATACAGAATGAAAATGTTCAAGGTCTTGTTGCAGATGCTCAATCATTAGTTACAGAGGGTGAGAAGAGTGCTCTCAATAAACTTGCTAATAAAGTAGCAGGTGTGGAAAATGTGGATAACTTGAGCAAAAGACAGACCAAGAAGTACACCAGAAATGTGGGTAAACTTGTTGATGAAGTTGCTAATACAAAAGTAAAGAGTATTGAAGCTGCACAATCAGAAGCAATCAAGCATGAACTTGAATCTAATGGTGTAGAAAATGTTTCACAAGCAACAGATATTGTTGTTAAGAAAATGAGTGGACAATCTCTTACTAAAGCAGAAACCGAAATCTTTGAGTCAGTAGATGGTAATACTATTATAAATAGTGTTAAAAATCTTGATGTGAAAAGTGCTGTCGATAAAGATAACCTTAAGAGAACTGAAAATGCCTTAAAGAAGACAGGTGAACTTGTTTTTTCTAAAAATAAATCTGCTCAACATAGAGAAATGGTTGAAGAGTCTGGTTACACTACAACAGAAGGTAAGACCACAGTAGATGCTACAGGTGTTGAAGTTGATTCTATGATTATTGATTCTCTTGATGGAGATGATATCTCTCTTAAAGTTAATATGGGAGAGAATAGCGAGATTGTATTAGCAGGTGAATTAACTCTTAACGATAACTATGCTGTTATGCTTGAAGGCTTGAAGAGAATCGGTAAGAAATTCAACTTGAATACTTCATCTGCTAACAAATTGTTAGCATTATATGAAGCATACAACGGAGATGCATTCACATTCTATAAGGCTATGGAAGCAGGTATTTCTTACGGACATTACAATATAAGAGAATACTTCGATAATAATAAATTCGTTGCAGACCTTCCAGAAGCAATTAGAGAGAAGCTTTATGAAGTGGGCAGAGAGAATGCACAGAAGACAACAGATGAAAAACAAGCATTGGTTGAGTTAGAAGGCAAAGCAAAAGCTGAAAGCAAGGTAACCTTTGCTGAAGGTGTTAAGTATAATAAACTCAATAAGCACCAGAAGGCTCAAGTAGATTTCGCTCAAGTAATTGCTAATACATTCGGATTCGACCTTGAGATATTCCGTTCACCTAAAGATGCATCTGGCAGAAGTCTTGGTGAAAATGGCTCATATTCAGCAAACAGAAATCTTATGAGATTAGATATCGATGCAGGTACGATAGATGGTAAATCTCTTCTTCTTTTCACACAATCACATGAATTGACTCACTACATCCAAAAGTGGTCACCAGAAAAGTATAAGGTGTTTGCAGATTTCCTTATGGAAAAATATGCGAAGAGTGATGTTCCTGTACAAAAACTTATAGAGCAGAAGATTGAAGAATCAAAAATCTCTGCAGCAATGGATAAGTCAGGTAAACACCATGTGCTTACAGAAAGTGAAGCATTTGATGAGATTGTAGCAAATGCTTGTGAAGATTTCCTTGCAGACCCTAACATTCAGCAAACAATTAATATGATTGCAGAAATCGACCAGAGCATTGCACAGAAAATCAAGAACTTCATCAAAAACCTTGTTGCAAGACTTGAAAAAGCACTTCATGGCTTACAAGGTCAATCTGCAGAAGCACAGTTTGTTCGTGAACTTGATATGGATGCTATCGAAGAACTTAAGGATTTATGGACAGAGGCTCTTCTTGATGCAAGAGAAAATGTGCTTGTAGCGAGAGAGAATAATGTAGTTGAAGAAGAATCCCATACTATTGCAGGAATTGACTATGACCAATTAGAAGGTGCAAAAACCGAAAATGGAGATGAGTTGTTCCAATATCGTGCAATTCAACACGATGTGCCTGAATACAGAGCATTGCTTGAGAAATATAGTGATATGTCTTCAAAGCAAATTGATTCTTTGTTCGATACAATGAATAAAGCATTTGAGGTAATCGAAGATAATATTGAAATTCTTGACTATGCATGGGAAGAAAATCTTAATGAAGATGGCACATGGGATGATACTGTAGATGCAAGAGCATTTAATCCTGTGAAGGCGAACTCCGATAAATTGTATAAGTACAGTTTAGACTTTTCTACCATGTGTAGAAAAAGATTGCTTCAGCAAGTAATCGCAGAAGAACTTTCATTGGCACTTGATAGGGCGGTTACAAAAGCAGAGTCTATTGCTATTCGTGATGAACTTATAAAACTTCAAGAAGAAGGTAGACAGATAGAGATTGCTTGTGCTTTATGCTATGTTGAGTCTGCTCGTATGAAATCACCTGTACAGATTCAAAAGTTTTTAGACAATGCAGGTCAGAAGACAAGAGAATTCTTTGCAGCTAAAGCAAAAGGTGATGTAGTAGTAGCAGAAGAAAAAGCAAGAAAAGAACTTGCTAAAAAGTATGCGAAGGAAATAAAAGAAGGTAAGATTACAAGTCCTTTGGAAACTTACACCACAAGGGGTGGTAAAACAAAGTTTGTTGCTCTTACCAAACTTCCAAGTAATATAGCATGGGAGATTCGTAATGCAAAGAGAAATGCAAAAGCAAACTATACTCCAACAGCAGAAGAACAGGAACTTATCGAAGTAGCAGATAAATTGCCAACAGCAACATTTACTACAGCAGAAGGTCTTGAAAAACTCGCAAAGCAATATCCTGTTTTATTTGATGTTTACACAAGCTTTGTTAGAAATGCTACTCACTCTAAAGGTACAGAAAAAGATGTATGGTATAGAGTCGGTGATGTAAATAAAATAGGTGATGACCTTATTGCTGCAATGAATAAAGAAAATGGATTACGCTCTCAATCATGGAGTGATTTCCAAGTAATTCATTTGCTTGATTATGTAGCTGCAATAATTGAATTATCAACCAAGAAGGCAAAGATGCAGGCATACACCAAAGTGCCAGACTATGTAAATCTTATGGGATTAACAGGTCAAATGATTAACTTGTCACTTATTCCTTCAAGGGAATTTAGTGGTAAACTTGATTTCGATTCTGTAGAAGGTATGGCATTTAAGATTGCACTTGAACTTCGTGATAAATACCCAGATGTTGCAGGTACTATAAGCATTGGTATTGCTAATGAGCAAATTCAGATGTTGTTAGATTCTGCAGACATAGACTATGTTATTCCTTATCACCATTCAGCAATGAGTAAAGTTGTTAGAAAGGCTATGCATATTCCTTCATGGGTTTCTTACGAGGCATATCAAGGCGAGAAGAAAATCACATCTAAAAAAGATGCTTTGGAAAATGCAAAGAAACATGGTGTTAAGTTACTTGATGCAAGTGATGCTAACTACCATAATGCACCGAACTTCTCCGAGTGGTTTGACCTTGAGGTAGCGAGAAAAACAGCAAAGTTAGAAAACCTTAAACCAACAGATGCCAAAGCACAGAAAAAGTATGGTGTTATGTATGGTGCTTATAAGGCAATGCAAGAAGCTGCAGACAAATACCTTGAACTTTGTGCCGAAAGAGGTCTTGTTCCTAAATTCTGTCATGCAAATGTAGACTTCACAGTAGAAGATAACTATTGGAAACTCTTAATAGACAGAAAGATGATAAACCAAAAGACAGGTGAAATCATCGAGCAAAAACCTGTTCAGCCTGTCTTTAATGAAGGCGAAGTGCTTGACATCCTTAACAATGAAATCGCAAGATATGAGGGCGTAAAAGAAGATTTCGATTATGCAAGTAGATATGTTACCGAGAGATTTCTTAACGGAGATATGAATGAGCATATAACCGAAATCGCAAAGGGTATCGGTGAAACAGTTAATAATGTAACTAAAGTTGCTATAGTGAATTCTGATGAACAATTCCAAGAGCGAGATACAAATAAAACCTCGCAAGAGTTTATAGAAGATACAGCAAAGTCCTTTGGTGTTACAAATATCGGTGATTATATTCATGTTCAAAGACAGGTAATGGCTACATTGTTAAAGGAGAATTTCTTTACAGACAATGAATCACGAAGCAGAACAGATACAAATAAGATGTCTGGAATGATTGTTGAAACTAACAAGAGTGGCATAAACGAAACATTCGATTTTAACAATTATGCAAGACTTGGTAAATCTAAAAAGGCATTGAAACTTGCAACAATTCGACATTTGCCTGAAATCATCGAAAATGGCGAACTTTATGAAGATAATGTTAGTGATGAACATAAAAATTCACCTAATAAAAAGTTTGCATATATTCAATCTGAAATAGACATCGATGGTAAACAAGTTTTAGTGAAAATCGACATAAAAAAATCACCCAGAAAAAACAAGTTTTGGGTGCATCGTGTTGATATAAAAGATGAAGCCAACGATTCCCCTACAATCACTAATAAAGTGATGAGGCAGGGCGATAACATCGTTGACTTCGAAGATAATTTACCACAATCTTCAGCAAATGTCAATATTCAAAGTTTACAAGGTGATGAGCAATTCCAAGACCGAGATTCCACAGGCAGAGAACTCTCTCCAGAACAGGTTGAATTCTTTAAGGATTCAAAGGTTAGGGATGCTGAAGGTAGATTGATTCCTGTTTATCATGGTAGTCCAAGCAAATTCACAATTTTCAAGCACGAATATCTTAATACTCATGGAAATGCTCATGGAAGAGGTTTTTATTTTACAGATTATAAGAGTCTTGCTGAAGGTTATGAAAAAGAAGGCGGTCAACTTCTCGAAGGTTATTTGAACATAACTAATCCAATGTCAGAAGAAAAAGTAACAATTAAAAAACCTAAACTTGTTAAACTTATTCAAGCAATTTGCGAAGAAGAAGCAAAAAGTCTTGTGGCAGATGATAGTTACGAAAATGTTCAAGAAGCACTTCGTGATACTTGGATTTCAAATTATGTGAATACCTATCAAATGAATATGGTAGATGCATACAAAAAAGTTACAGACATAATTTATTCTGGCAACGATAATGATGTTGATATTGTAGCGGAGTTGTCTAATGTTGCAGATGCAGAAATCGTGCTTAAACAGGTACATGAAGTTTTAGGTTATGATGGTGTGATATATGCTTACGAAGATGGTGTACACGAATATGTTTCACTTTTAAGCAATCAATTCAAGAATGCTGACAATCTCAATCCTACAGAGAGTGATGACATCCGCTACCAAGACAGATATATAAGATACGGAAAACTCACACAAAATCGAATTGACTATCTTATAGAAGATAGCGGTGCAGGTAGCAGAGTCGATTATGCAAACAAATGGATTGCTTCTATATCTCCATCAGATTTCATAGACTTAACTCTTCGTTATGAAACAAGAGTAAAGGGAAGAGAAGTGTTTGATACCAAAGTTGGCGGTGACTATGGTAGTGTAATGGGTGACAGAGATTATATCCATGAAATTCGCCATAACAGAGAATTGCCTTATCTCATGGTAGATATGGAAACAGGAAAAGTTTTAGGTCATAATGGCAGACATAGAATGAGAGCATTGGAAATGGCAGGTGCATCAAGAACTCCTATTGGAATTATTTTTTATAAAGACGATAGAGTGTATAAGGGTGATGATAACGGAGTTAGACTTGAATCAATCGATTTGCAGAGATTAACAAGTCAGTTTGATGACAAATTTTACTTACAACACAATGCATACATCCATAACATCATTCCTCTTAATGAAGACCATCGTACAGAAATCGAGGGAACATATCGTGCAGATAAATTTGAAGTAGAACACTTTGATGTCCTTGCATACCAAGACCGAGCATACAGAATATCTTTTGAAGAATTAGGCTTGAGGAGAGAAAACGAAAATCTTAAAGCAGATGTTGAGAATCTCAAGGAAATGCTAAAGCTTCAAAGCACAGTAACTCATGGCAAGGTTTTAGCAAAGGCAAAGTACAAAGATGTTGCAAAGAAACTCTTACATGATTTCGGTATGAAGCAAGTGAAAGACCAAGACCTTCTTAATGGCTTCGTAAAGAGGTTAGATGAGTATTTCTCAAGCATAATTAATTCCGATGAATTAACATGGGAATTCGTGATGGAAGGTGCTTATAAAGTTGCGAAGTGGGTAGATTACGAGATGCCTACAGAAACAAAACCTAAATATGAGTATGCTGAAGAAGTGTTAAAGGATATTCGTGGTAAAGGCGTTGTTCTCGATGATTTACAAAAGGCAGAAGTTGTATACCATTATGGCTCATACAATGCATTCCGTAAGAGTCTTTTCGGTAGTATTAACTTTGTTAACAAGGGAACTTCTCTCGATTCTCAATGGCAAGAGTGGTCAAGCAATTATCCTCATATTTTCGATGCTGAAATCTCAACAAATGATATGCCTATCGAACTTGAAAAGATTATTAAAAATATGAAGGAAACTGAATCTGTGCTTAACGAAGAAGAGCAAATGCAGAGAGTTGATTGGATGGCAGAGCAAATCTATGATGCATATTGGTTAATGCCTACAGTTAAAACTCTTGCAGATAAACATCAGTTACAGGTAAATCTTCTTAAAGGTAAACACAGAGAACAGATGGATGCTCTTCGTGAATCCCACAAGGCAAAGGAACTTAAAACCAAAGAGCATTTCGAAGAGATGCTTAAAAAGGTTAAAGAGCATAAGGATGCTCAATTGGAAGCTTATAAAGAGCATGTTAACGAGGTAAAGGTTAATGAAAGAGAGAGAAAGAATCGCACAGTAATGAAGAACAGAATCAAAGGTGTGGTTAAAGAACTCAATTCTATTCTTTCAAAAGGCTCAAAAGAAAGAAATGTTAAGATTCCAATTCAACCTGCTGTTATGAAGGCATTGGAATTAGCAGAGTATTTATTTGATGATGACCTTTCTGCAAAGTTTATACTTACTCAAGCGGATATTAATCCTCGTGAAGAGGAAATGGCAGATGTTGAGAAGTACAGATATTGGAATAACATTAGAGAAGAACATATGAAAAATATGCTCTCTTTAATGGATAAGGAAGGTACAGAATCTCAAGTTGCTAACCTTAAAGATACCATTAGTGGTGTTGAAAGAAAGATGGGTTACCTTGAAAAGAAACTCTCAAGTCTTATCACCAATGAGAAGAAAAAACTTCAGCAGGATGGTGTAGGCAAAGCTGTTAAAGCATTAGCAGAAGCATATTCACAGTTAAAGAACTCTGAAGAAGATTATGTTAAGGAAGCATATAACGAAGGTGTGTATACCTACATCGATGGCTTGGCAAATAGGCTTGAAGGTGCAAAGGTTAAAGAGATGTCTGAAAGCCAAATGTTTGATGTTTACACAGCATTCAAAGCGGTTTTAACAACAGTAAGAGATGCTAACAAGTTATTCGTTAATGGAAAGCGAGAAGATGTTCAAAAAATGTCTTCTGCGATAATGATGCAGATATCAGCAAACAAGAAAACCAAAACTGTTCCATATGAAAAACTTGATACTCTCAAGAGCAAGATGCTTCAGTATAGTTGGAATGAATTAAAACCATACTATGCATTCCAGAGATTAGGCTCTTCTACATTAATGAAATTGTATGAGGCTGCAAGACAAGGTGAAGATGTTCTCGGTAGAGATTATCAAGAAGCAATTACTTTTGCAGAAAGAGTAAAGCAAAAATATGGTTATGATTCATGGGATATGAATAAACGATATGACATCAAGCTTAAAGATGGCAGAGAGTTTACAATAACTCTTCAAGAAATCATGTCAATCTATGCTTACTCAAAGAGAGAACAAGCATATGACCATATGATGTTTGGTGGTTTCGTATTCAACGATAAGAAATTCTTCAAAGCAAATGAAGGTGTAGTCAAAGGTGCATTAAAACCTAAAACCTACAGAGCAACAGATGCAGAGGCTTATAAATTAACTCTTGAAGACCTTGCTGAAATCGGTAATATTATCAATAAGGTAAAAGGCTTAAAGGGATTCGTAGATGAAATGCAAGGCTATCTTTCAACAGATATGGCTGCAAAGGGTAACGAGATTTCAAGAGTGTTATATGGTGTTGATTGGTTTAATGAAAAGAACTACTTCCCAATTAAATCATCAAGGGATTTCCTTGCGATAGTAAATAATCCATCAGAGAATTATTCACTTCGTAATTCTGGAATGACTAAAACTACAGTACCTCATGCGAAGAATCCTCTTGTATTAGAAGATTTTATGACAGTATGGGCAGAGCATGTAGGCAAGATGAGTACATACCATTCACTTGTTATTCCTATTGATAATCTCAATAAGGTGTTAGGTTACAAAGAAGCATCCACATCTATGAAAACTGTTCTTGATTCAGTATTCGGAAAATCTGCAAAGGAATATCTCGATAATTTCCTTAAAGATTTGAATGGCGGTGTTTCTTCACAAGGTGCAAAATCACCTGTTGCAAGTATGTTCGGTAAGTTTAAGAAAACAGCGGTTGCAGCTTCAACATCAGTTGTTGTTCAACAGCCTACAGCAATCTTAAGAGCAATGGCAGAGATTGATGGTAAATACTTTGTAGGTGCGAGTGATAAACTTAAGCACAACGAAAAGTGGGAACTCATTAAAAAGTATGCACCAATTGCTGTAATCAAAGAACTTGGTGGTTTCGATATCGGTAGTGGCAGAAGGTTAGAAACTCTTTTAACATTGCCATCTTACGAAGGCAAAGATAAGGTTAAAGGTTTCTTTACTGACTCAACCTACAGAAACGAATCTCTTGACAATGCATTTATGTGGGGTGCTTCCAAAGCCGATGAAATTGGTTGGAACATCATCTGGAGTGCTGTAGAGCGAGAGGTTAAAGCAACAAGCAATCTTAAATTTGGCACAGAGGAATTCTACCAGAAGGTTGGCGAAAGATTTACTGAAGTTGTTCACAAAACTCAAGTATATGATTCAACCTTCACCAGAAGTGGATTCCAAAGAAGTAAGAGTGACCTTGTTCAGATGTCAATGTCATTTATGGGTGAGCCAACAACATCATTTAATATGCTTTATGATGCTGTGCTTCAATCTTCAAGAAAGAAAATTTCTAAAGGCAAGGCAACAAGAATCATAGGTGCAACAGTAGCATCAATTATAATGGCTTCTGTGATGAAATCATTTATTTATGCTCTTCGAGATGATGATGAAGACCAATCATATCTTGAAAAATATCTGGAATCAACAACAGAAAACCTTGTAAGTGATTTGTTTATTCCTAATATGCTTCCTTTCGTAAAAGATATTACATCTATCTTAAGCGGATGGAATGTAGAAAGAACTGATTTTGCGATATTCACAGACATTTATGAAAGTGTTACTCAATTATCAAGTGATACAGTTTCAGGTTATCGCAAGGTGGAAGACCTTATCGGCTCAATTGCATCGTTGTTTGGTGTACCTGCAAAGAACTTGTTAAGAACAGGTAGAGAAATCTACAATGTTGCAAAGAATATCTTCGATAACAATGTTCCTTATGCACAAGGTATAACAGATGCTATCTACAGAGGCTTACCATTAACTAAAGAGAAATCTAAATCAGATAAACTCTATGAAGCAAAAGCGGAAGGTCAGCAACAAGTTATCGACAGGTATGAGGGAGAAAACATTGATAACTCTCTCAAGAAAGGCTTAAGAGATAACGATAAGCGAATTCTTAAGGGTGTAGATGCATTACTTGATAGTGATTACACTAAATATGGCTCTATCATTAACCAGATTGCTTCAGAAGGCAAGTTTAGTAAAGAGGTAGTATCAAGTGCCATCCAAACCGAAGCGAACTATTTCGGTGGAAAAATCGAAGAAGGAGCAGAGGCATTAAGAGATGGTGAAGACAAAGCTTACAAGGATGTAGTCAAAGAACTTCGTGACAGATACAGAGGAATTTATACTCAAGATGAAATCATCAAGATGATTAAATCCTATGAATTTGAAGCTGAAGAAGAATCCGATGAGGAAAAATCAATTTATAAGATGAAGTATGTAGAAGATGCTCTTGCAAGTGGTAATACTCAAGCAGCAACAGAAATGATTGAAGAAATCGTTGCTACAAAGGTTGCTAATGGTAAGACCGAAGAAGAGGCAAGAAAATCTGTCCGTAGTAGTCTTACATCATATTGGAAGCCATTATATGAAGAGGCTTTAGCAGATGATGATTCATATGAGCAGAATGACATTCGTGATTCGTTGTATGAAATGGGTGTATATGGCTCTGATGAAGAGATTGATGAAACCTTACATGGTTGGAAACAAGGCTATGTTCTTGAAACCTATAAACCATTATATATCCAAGCATATCAGAATGGTGATACAGCAGAAATGAGAAAAATTGAAAGCAAAGTTTACTCATTGGGTGTATATAAAAATTCATACAAAACTGTTCGTGGTTGGATAGACTAAAGCATTGAGGGGTGGTATTAAAGATATCACCCTAAAATGTTATTATATGTAAGTAAAGGAGAGATGTGATATGAAAGACACTAAGTTTAGAATATTGTTAGATATTCACGAGGTACGTTCACAGGCAACCATACCTGTTAAGGTCGGAGATGTGAGTTGTAAGATATATATTACACTTGTTGAAGGTGGTAAGCCTTATAAAATTCACGAGAACTCATTTGGTGTATTCACAGGTAAAAAAGGTGATGATAATTACTTATTTAATAACTGTGTTATTGAGAATGGTATTATTCGTTATGATTTCACACCACAGACAGTTGCTGCTGCAGGTGTACTTGAATGTGAAATAAGAATATATGACGAAGATGGTGGTGTTCTCACTACACCAAGTTTTAATATTGTAGTCGATGAAAGGGCGGTAAATGACTCTGAATTAGCATCTGCACCAGAATTTGCATTTCTTGACGAAATATTAGTTAATGAAGGTCAGAGAATTGAAAACGAGAGAAACCGAAATGAAGCATTCAATAATTTAGGCATAGATTTAGAAGATGATGGAGAAGTCATTAGCATCGTCAAAACTGATATAGATGGCTCACAAGAAAAATCTACATTTTTAAAATATGCAGATGTTATTCCATCTGTTACAGCAACCGCCACAGGCTCTGCAATCACAATAGAAAGTAGTCAAGCACCATTACAGAATTTAAAGTTATACGGAAAGACAGAGCAGAATGGCACACCGACACCGACAGAGCCGAAAGAGTTAAAGAGCGTTGGTGATAGCGGTAGTTTTGAGGTTGGATTGTATGGGAAGAATATATTAAATTCTTTAAGTTTATGGGGTAGTGGTAGTTCACAACGTGGAGTATCTTATACACGAAATGCAGATGGTTCTTATACTCTATCGGGAATTGTTACGGATGAAGGTTCAATAGGTGAAGTTGAAGTACGTAATTTTCCTATAGGTGTAGCACTTACGCTTAGTGGTGGTATCGGTGGGTTTATATATAATTCAGAGGGTATTCATAAAGGTGTTTGGCTTGATAATGACGTTATTTCACTTGAAAAAGGGGATTTTGTACGCTTGATATTAACATATGCGACAAAAGGTTCGGTTTTGAATGCAACAGTATACCCACAAATTGAGATAGGCACACAAGCAACACCTTACGAGCCTTGCAACAAACAAACCTTAACAATGCCTTACACACTCCGTAGCGTAGGCGATATTAAAGACGAAGTTGACTTTAATAGGGGTATGTTTATCCAAAGAGTAACAACAGTTACTTTAAATGGCACAACAGGGTTTAGTTATGATAGTGGCAATAATAGATTTTATGTATATGGCAATACAGGTGTTCGTAATGGTGGTTATGTTAAAAAATCAACTCATTATGTGAACGGGGAAACAGGTTCGGGTGGAATGAATTTTACCTTTAACATAGACAATTATGCAATATACATTAAAGATACAAGATTTACAAATGCAACAGACTTCAATAATTGGCTTTCAAGTAATAATGTTACTATCATAGCACCTATTGGAACACAAAGAGAAATCCCATTAACCGAAACCGAACTTAATGATTATAAGAAATTACATACTAACAAGCCTACAACAACGATTTTAAGTGAGGCAGATATGGAAGTTGACTATTATGTAAACAAGCCTAATGCACAGGCAATAGGTAACATTCATTCGCAAGTAAACGAAGATTATTTTAAATTACAACAAGCAATTATTTCAACAGGAGGTAGTACATTATGAGTTTTGATGCAAGAGATTTTTTAAAGGGTGGTTTAATAGGTGCAATCGGTCATAAGCCTGACTTTAAGATTACACTCGATGCTATGGAATGGTACAAGTGTGGTTATCTTGAAGATAGTGACCTTGCAGAAATTCAACAGGCTATTGACAATCAGTACATTGAGCCTGAAACACCTGTTATTGATGAAACACCGATTGAAGATGAAACAGAGATTACAGATGAAACAGTAATTGAAGAAACAGAAAATGAGGAGTGATAATTTATGTCTATGCTCCCTGAAGAAAAGGTAGCAATTCTCGAAACGAACATTAAAACACTTTTTAAGTTAGTTGATGATGTTAAATCGGAAATCAAAGCTATTCATAAACTTGCAACATCTATTGAACTTCTTGCACAGAAAATGCAGAGTGTTGATGAAAAGGTTGGTAATATTGATGTTCGTTTGGATGCTATCGAAAAACAACCGACAGAAGATGTAAGATATTATAAACGTACCTTAATAAGTTGTGTTATTACAGGTGTTATAACAGCGGTTTTAGGTGCTTTGTTGGCACTAATTATAAAATAAGGAGATGGTTTTAATGTTAGAGAAAATAAAAACAATATCAAAATACACACTTAATATCTTAACAATTACAAATGCTTTGCTTGTAGGTTTAGACCCTATTTGGAGTATTCCTTATGCAGATAAAATTATCGCAACAATTTCAGTAATTATGGCGGTAATATCTACATATTTACTTGGCAATAAAGCAATGCACGTAGCGAAAGGAGAATAATTATGACAGTATTAACAAAAGGCATTGATGTATCAGTACATCAGGGTAACATTGATTGGCAAAAGGTAAAGAATGCAGGTATTGACTTTGCAATCTTGAGATGTGGTTATGGTAGTGATATTGCTTCACAAGATGATTCACAGTTTGCAAGAAATATGGCAGAGTGCGAAAGAATTGGTATGCCATTCGGTGTTTATCTTTACAGTTATGCAAACTCTGTAGAAAAAGCAAAATCAGAGGCACAACACGTATTAAGACTTATTGGTGACCATAAACTTCAATATCCTATTTACTATGATTTAGAAGATAGTGGCACAACAGGTAAATGCTCAAAAGCACTCATACTTGAAATGGCAAAGGCATTTGTTGACATTCTTGAAAGCAAAGGTTATTGGGTAGGTATTTACGCTAATACATATTGGAACAACACTTACTTAACAGATGCTTGGTATAATACCAAAGCAAGATGGGTTGCTCAGTACAACAGTAAATGCACCTATAAAGGCGAATATGGTATGTGGCAATATTCAAGTAAGGGCAAAGTAGATGGTATTCAGGGCAATGTGGATATGAACTATTGCTATGTTGATTATCCAACACTCGTAAAAGAGGCAGGAAAGAATAGATATAAAGCAACAAAGCCTGTTGCTACACCATTAAAGAGCATTGGCACAGTTGCTCAAGAAGTAATTGATGGTAAATGGGGTAATGGTGAGGCAAGAAAGCAGAGATTAACGGATGCAGGGTACGATTATGATAAAGTACAAGACAGAGTTAATGAACTTGTAAGAAATATCAAAGTAGGTAGCACAGTAAAAGTTAAAAAGGGTGCAAAAACCTATGATGGCAAATCTCTTGCAAGTTTTGTCTATGGCAGAAAGCATAAAGTAAAACAGTTAAATGGTAATAGAGCGGTAATCACCTATGCAGGTATTACAGTTTGTGCTATTGATGTTAAAAATCTTACATTAGTTAAATAGACATAATCACCTCCAATTTAAATATAGAAAAAGGGCATCCTTCATAACGAGGGATGCCTTTTTCGTGTCATAAAGAGTCTATAAAGGTGTTTAAAAGTATCACTTATGTTACACAAATGCATCGGGAATCATTGATATTACAGGGTTTCCAATTCTCAAAGAGATGATTTATCCCTTATGGGAT